CTGTGCCACATTTGATGTGTTTTTAACGGTAAGGTTAAATTGTAACGTAAAATTACCAACAAGTGAAGCCGCTTGACCCGATTGTAGCGTTAGGTCTTGACCGGGCTTCAGAACGAGGATAGAGCCGACCGAGGGAATCAACTGACCTTGCTGACGCTGAGTCGCACCCGAGCCGTAGTTGCCACCCGCCGAGTGGGCTTGACCAAGAAAGGTGGCGTAGTCCATCTCCAAGCCGTTGTGCTGACTCATCAAGAACAACTGCTCCGTTGTTGTAGACGACAAGAGACCGGAAAAGTTGTCAAAGTTGATGCTGAGGGGGTTGCGGACACCGTCTAGTGACGAAGCCAGAGGGAGGTAGTAGTCAGCATCGGTAGAGTCCAGTGCGGCGCTTGGCTTCGCATACACGATGAGGAGGTCGGGGATACAAGGCAGAGTGATGGTCTGCGAGATAATCTGACCGGTCGCACCCGGAGCAATGGCAGAACCTTGATACTGCGTGATATAGCGTGGAAATTCCATATAGGGCACCACTGACTTAGGTGGTAGTGGGACATCAAGGGAAGGCGTAAGGAACTGGCAGTTAATGACCGACTCAGTGAACTTGCTGACAACCGACTGGTTGTAGGAAATAGAAGACAGAGTGCGACCCGCACGAGTGGTGCTGCGGATAATACGATTGGGGGACGCTACGAGGTTCATAATCAACTGAATGTTATTGAGTCCGAACAATCCGGTGTCCCACTCATACTCGTCGGAGAAGACGAATGGCGAGAGCACGACTGGCTCCGTGGTGCGCCACTTGAAGCGAATGGCAGACACACCCGAGTAGGTAAGTGCTGAGCCTTGGTCGGTCCAAGCGGGGGCAACGGGGGCAGTGCCGAGGACGGGGGTAACGGCAAGCCATACATTGCCCGCATACTGGACAATGTTGCCCGCAGTATAAGTGACGGTAGAGGACCACTGAGCGCACGCCACTGGCATACCGTTGATGGCACAGTATTTCGCACCTACATAGGCGGGCGTGTTCTGTGAAAACACGCCGGAAGCAAGGGTTGCCGCCGAGCCCGAGTTGTCTGTGAAGAACAGATTGGAATACGCACCGTTGGGCTGGTTGTCGTAGTCCAACATCGCATCGTAGCCACCGTTGGGGTTCGCAAGGCAGCCGAAAGCGTCGTTGTAGTTGGCGAACTTATCAAGCATTGTCGGAGCAGTGCGAACTTGACGATTCTTTTTGTAGTCGCACAAACGGAGCACTTCACGCAAGACATCTTGGGAATTGATGACAGTGGTTGTATCGTTGATGGTGGCGCTAATGGTAGAGCACAACTGGTTCAAGGGAAGAGCGCAGAGGGCAAAATCACGACCGGGGACCACGATGGAATCACCGCCGGTAGGAAGGGAGGCAAGGGTGACGTCCATCTGCTGGTAAACAGTGCTGCTCCACAGCACTTTTCTATCGCAAAACACATTTTCTGACGGCACGTATATGTTATAAGTGTGCTGAGACTCGGTCTGTGCGATAGCATTAAACGGAGCATTGGTGAGCGAGAGGGCACCCTTCTCTACCGCAAACTTCGGGCGGGACTGAACAATGCGGGAGTCAAAAACGGCGAGTTTCTCAATGTCGGCACTCATCTTATGCTGGAGAGTTAGATTAAATTATGCGTCCGAATTACTTCGGGATATTCTCTCGGAGGTCTTCGTCGTGTCCTTTGGGCGAGCCATTGACAAAACTCCAGACACGTCCCGCCGCCCACTGAGGGGCAGAGAGTTTCGCCGAACGGGGGGCATCTACATTCTTGACAAATGAACCCTTCAGCCGGACGCTCTTCAAGTTGGAACGATGTGCCCCAAGTCCTCTGCGATACACGGCAGTCAGAATCTCTAAAGGAATGTCTGAGAACCGGGAGATTTCTTCCAGTGAATAATTGCCGGGAGGGAGACCGTAGCGTTTTAGCACCTCTTCTTTATTCGTCATTCTACTTCTCACTAAGAATCTTCTTGCGAAACATCATCTTGATGCTGACCGACGACAAGTTAAACATATTGATGGGGAACAGTTCACCAGTAAGGCGGAACTTCCAGAACACACTCACATCAATGTTGCGAATCTCTTGCTTAGACGAGGAGAGGTCAGATATACGATACTCCGCCGCCGGAGCATAGTAGACGAACTGGCGATAACTATCCGCACCGCCAAGTGCCGTATCCAGTGCCACGTCCGTAATGATGGGAGTGAAGGCAGAACGACTGGTAGGTGCCGAATCACCAAGGTTACCCGTTCCGAGAAGGTTGGGAGCCGAAGCGGCTTCAAACTTGATGGGAAGCAGTGAGGTAGTGAAGACGATAGAACTGATGGGCGACCAGAGAGAATCCACCGATTTGTAGTCTTGAACCAGTTTGTAATAGACCTTCTGCTTTTCAATGGGGACATATCCCAATGGCGCCGCACCACCGTAAGGAGTCAGACGATAGTCCGCCACATTCGCATAGAACTCATTGCTAAAAATCATCTCACGCACATAGCCCGGGGGGACGGCTGCGGGGAAGGCTGGGTAGACCACTTGGTTGATGGTAATGGCTGAAATGGTGGTCGTGTTCCAGTAGAGACCGCCAAAGTTGGCAAACAGACCCGACATATTCGTGTTAAAGAAGAGACGCTCTTGGGGACGGGTGGCTGGAACCGCAGTGCCCGCCACATAGGGAAGCACCGTGAATGGCTCCAGACGCTGACCGTAGCCGTCCGAATCACCAAAAATGGTAAAGTCCTTGAGGGATTCGTTGTAGGTAATCTGGGGAGTCTGGCACGAGGCGGCAAACGCCGTGAAGTTCGCAAAAGGGAAGGGGTCCGTCAAACCCGGGTATGCTGCCCACGCCGCTTGGAAATCCGTGAAAAGAGTGGCGTGTGCCGTGTCTAACGTGGTGTTAATGGTATCCAACCAGTGCTGATACGTCAAGCACCAGTAATAACGGGTAGAAAGGTCTTGGACGGTGGTGGGGGGATTGGGCGTGGGAGCAAGAACGGGGTTCAAAATCTCTGGGACATAGATGACACGGGTCGGCGTGGGGGCAAGGTTGAAGGTGATGACACCCAAGTTTGTCGTCCAAGACTGCTGAAGGGTAATCGCCACCGCATAATTCGTGAGGTTTACATTGGACTGACCCGTCGCAATACTGGGAATAAACAACGGCAAATCACGATTCGCACCGTTCATCGTGAAACGAATGATGGAAAACTCATACTGAGACGCATCTTTCACCAACGCCGTATCACGAGTTTCGTTGAAACGAATCTGTGGGTCGGGTTCCGTGGTGCTGAGCGCATTCAAATCACTAGTTTTTTCATTGATAATGTCACAATTGTAATAGATATAGTTGGGTAAATCCAACTCTCCACCAAGTCTTTCAAAACTGCCACGATTGTAAGCCATCTTCTACTATGCTATGGATAATTATTTGCGTATCTTATCATATGTCAGTCCCGACACAAAGTCATCGGGATTCATCTTGCTCTTCTTGATAATCGCACCATATTTGTCAAGAGAGTAGGGCGCATAGAGCAGCCGGGCAACACAATGGCGTCCACACGTGGCGACGTTGGGTGACGAACTCTGGAAGGCGTGGTGGTTGTAGAAGACGGGCTTCCCACTGGCTCGTAGCAGTTGGGTTAAGTCCGGACGCTCAATATCCAGTTGTTCCAATCGTCCACCCGACATTCCCCCCTTCTGCTCGGTGTCCGGAGCATCGCCATACGAATCAAAGAACTCAATGTGGTCGGGCTTGTTGATAAGTGCCGTCCAGTGTCCCGATGTGGGGCTCACGTTGGGGAAAAGCAGAATGGCTCGTCCTTTGTCGTCAAACATCTCTTCCGCAGAGGATAGGTCTTTTAGTTGTGGGTAGTTCCAGATTTTGATGTCATTTCCCAGCAGTTTCCGGAGGTCGTCGTCCCCCAATGGATACTGACGCACTTTCTTGATGGACATACTCTATTCATCGTCTCATTTTATTTGTAGGGGTTATTTAGAAAATGGCGTATGCTGAATGGAGTCCTTACACGGTGTATGTGGTGAACGACATTGTGAATTACAGTGGTGCGAACTATCAAGCACTACAGATTAATCAGAATGTTGTCCCTACCACTCTTGCCCCTAACTGGGCGGTGTATAGTCCGGGTGGTGGTGGCGTGAATATCGTAGATGATAATACGAATGCGACCTTCTATCCCACTTTTGTGAGCGGCGTTGGCACGGCGGTTTCTACTCTCAACATTGATTCCCTTACCACTCCCTTCTCTTTCAATCCAAGCAACGGAAACATTGCTCTTGCGACCACACTGAAGATTGATACAAACAAAACGGCTCTCGGTCTGGGGGCGGGCTTGACAACGCAAGGGGCGAGTGCGACGGCAATCGGTGTGAATGCGGGCAATGACAACCAAGCCGCCAATGCCGTTGCCATCGGTGTTGATGCGGGAACTCTTTTTCAAGGGGCTCAAGCCGTTGCCATCGGTCTTGATGCGGGTCGGAACTCTCAAGGTGAGAACGCCGTTGCCGTTGGTATTACGGCGGGCAATTCCAATCAGTCTGCCCGGTCTGTTGCCATTGGTATTACGGCGGGTCAAATCAGTCAAGGGGTTGATTCCGTTGCCGTCGGTAGTTCGGCTGGAACTACATCACAATCCACCCGCTCTGTTGCCGTTGGTATAAATGCGGGTCAGACCTCACAAGGAGCAAACTCCGTTGCCATCGGTGATTTTGCGGGCAATTCCTCCCAAGGTGCGTCTTCGGTTGCCATCGGTGCGGGTGCGGGTGCGACAGCCCAGAAAGATAGAGCCGTTTCCATTGGTATATCGGCGGGAAATAATACGCAAGGAAGATTTTCGGTTGCCGTCGGTGATGGTGCGGGCGGGTCAAACCAGAAGGAGAGTTCGGTCGCCGTCGGTCTGAACTCGGGCACTATTACGCAAGGCACCCTTTCGGTCGCCATTGGTGCTTCGGCGGGAAATGATACGCAAGGGGACGCAGCCGTTGCCGTCGGTCAGAATGCGGCGAGTGTCTCGCAAGGTGCGAGTGCCGTTGCCATTGGTAGTTCGGCGGCTGCTTCATCGCAAGGGGCAAACTCAGTTGCCGTTGGTGCTGAGGCGGGTCGGACTTCACAAGGGGCGAGTTCGGTGGCGATTGGTAATAATGCGGGAAAAACACGCCAGTTGGCGGGGTGCGTTGCGATTGGTCTTGATGCGGCATCGGGTGCGGGTTCTACCGCCACAAACTGTCAAGGAGCCCAAGCCATCGCCATCGGTAATGAGGCGGGATACGGAACGGGAGCCGGCTTTCAACAAGCGGCTGCGATTGCGATTGGTGCGGCAGCCGGTCGTGCGAACCAAGGAGCCGATGGTATTTGTATCGGGTCCCGTGCGGGCTATACGGCTCAAGGTGCGAACTCTATTGCGATTGGTAGAAATGCGGCATTTGGTGGTGGCGGTCAAGGAACGAACTCGGTCGCCGTCGGCAATGAAGCGTGTGAGAACGGTCAAGGTGCGGGTGCCATAGCAGTGGGATATCGTGCGGGTTATACCGCCGCTCAAGGAACTCGTGCGATTGCCGTCGGATACACGGCGGGTATGACCCAAGTGGCGGGTGCGATTGCGATTGGTGAAGCGGCTGGAACCAGTCAATCAGCCACGGCGGTCGCCATCGGTCAGTTGGCAGCAAGCATTGGAGCGGCACAAGGAGCGGGTGCGGTCGCCGTCGGTGAAACGGCTGGTTATTCCGCACAAGGAGCCACCGCCGTCGCCGTCGGTCAGAATGCGGGACGCACCTCTCAAGGGGCAAGTTCCGTTGCCATTGGGAAGTCGTGTTGCTATTCGGGTCAAGGAGCGTCCTCGGTCGCCATCGGCGATTCGGCGTGCTTCTCGGGTCAAGGGGCGGGTTGCGTTGCCATCGGTCAGAATGCGGGTAATAACTTGGCTCAAGGTGCGGGTGCGATTGCGATTGGTAAAGGTGCGGGGTTTGGAACGACCACGGGTCAAGGGGTGAATGCGATTGCCATTGGTGTAGATGCGGGGAAAATCACTCAAGCCACCGAAACCGTTGCGATTGGTGTGAGTGCGGGTGAGGAAGACCAAAAATCCCGTGCCATTGCCATTGGTTATTCTGCGGGTCTTAACACACAAGGAACTGGTGCGGTTGCCATTGGCTCTCAAGCGGGTGCTACAGACCAAAAATCTAATGCCATTGCCATTGGTATTAATGCGGGAAATGATACTCAAGCAACTGGTTCGGTTGCGATAGGTGAATCAGCGGGCAGATACATTCAAGGGTCGGGTGCGGTTGCGATTGGTAAAAATGCTGCGGGAGCCAATTTAGTGTCGCAAGGAAATAATGCGGTGGCAATCGGTAATAATGCGGGAAATGATACACAAGGTCAGAATGCGGTAGCGGTCGGTGTTAATGCGGGAGCGGATACACAAAGTTCCAGTGCGGTGGCTATCGGTAATTTGGCGGGTAGGATTACACAAGGGGCTTCTTCGGTGGCGGTTGGCTCTCAAGCGGGACAAAACAACCAAGGGGCGGGTGCGGTTGCGATTGGTGTGAGTGCGGGGAATGGGGCGACATCGGGACAAGGGGCGAATGCGATTGCGATTGGTAATTTGGCGGGTCAAGACTCTCAACTGGCGGGTTCTATCTGTCTGAATGCGAGCGGTGTGGCTCTTAATCCAGCACAAGCGGGGTGTTTCATTGACCCCGTTCGTAATGTATCTACTACGAATATTGTTAGATACGATACTGGAACACACGAGGTCTCGTATAACGATGAAACGTCCCTATTCGCAGTAGATACTCCTACAAGTCATACAATCGTAGTAAGTGATAGTGGTGGAGGAACTCTTGGTGGTGCTGCCTATAATATTCGTGTATCACGATATACAAAAATAGGTCGTCTCGTATATTATCAAGGCAACATCAGTATCTCGGCGAAAACTGGTCTAACTGCTGGGAATACTTTGAGAGTATCGCTTCCTTTTCTATCATTAAACGTAGCAGATTTTGTCCAATCCTTCACTGTCGGTAGAATGAACGATATGACAACCGCAATCGTTTCGGTTGCGGCAACCATCTCCCCCAACACAGATTTTATGTCCTTTTTTATTAGAACTGCTTCCTCTGTTAATTCTGCTGCTATGCTTGTTAGTGATGCTTCTACTTCTTGGAACTGTCGTTTTGGTGGTTTTTACTTTGCTAATTCTTAGATTTCCGAACTTAACTACCAGTAGTTTCAGTGTCGGTGGAAGTTATATTGCTAATTCTTAATCACAAGCCGATTTTTTTGTGGGGTCTATTCAGAATATGTCGTATGCTGAATGGAGCCCTTACACAGTGTATCTACTAAACGACATTGTGAATTACAATGGTGCGAACTATCAAGCCCTCCAGACCAATCAGAATGTCGTTCCCACGACTCTTGCTCCTAACTGGGCGGTCTATTCTCCGGGCGGGGGTGTGAATGTTGTAGATAATAACACGAACGCAACCTTCTACCCCACCTTCGTGAGTGGCGTTGGAACGGGGGTCAGCACGCTCAACATTGATTCCGTTACCACCCCCTTCTCTTTTAACCCAAGCAACGGAAACATTGCTCTTGCGAGCACATTAAAAATAGACGGCGACAAGACGGCGTTCGGTCAGAATGCGGGACGGTTTTCACAAGGTGCGGGAGCAATCGCCATCGGTCAGAGTGCGGGAGAGGGTTTTTCGGTAGGAGTGGCGGGGCAAGGGACGGGTGCGATTGCGATTGGTGTGGAGGCGGGTCAAGGGTTTGATTTATCCAACTACCAACAGACAAACTCTATCGCAATTGGCTACCAAGCGGGTAAAAAAAACCAAGGGAACAGTTCTATTGCGGTGGGAGAGGGTGCTGGAAATAACCAGCAAGTCGCCTCTATTGCCATTGGTCTGAATGCGGCAAACACGGGAGCCATTCAAGGGTCGGGGGCAGTCGCCATTGGCGAGTTGGCTGGCTATTCGGGGCAAGGGGCAACCTCCGTTGCCATCGGTCAGAACTGTGGACGCACGAGTCAAGGGGCGAAGTCGGTCGCCATCGGCGTAGATTCGGGACGCACGAATCAAGGGGCAAGTTCTATTGCGATTGGTGATACGGCTGCCTTTCCGGGTCAAGGAGGTTCCGCCATCGCCATCGGGCAACTTGCGGGTGGGTCTGCCGCCCAAGGGACGGGTGCGATTGCGATTGGGGCGGGTGCGGGTCGGGGGATTGTCCTTTCTCAAGGTTCTAATGCGATTGCGATAGGCACGAATGCGGGAAGCACGATTGCGAACTCCAACTCTATCATTCTGAATGCTATGGGTTCTGACCTTCCCGCCACCGCAGCCGGCTTCTTTGTGGACCCCATTCGCAACATCACACACCCCAGCACACTCTTTTACGACACGACGAACAAAGAAATCACTTTTGGGGAGAAGATATATTTGAATGCGGGGTTTATCGGCACCATTATCGCACAATCCTATTCCCCGGGAAATGTGTTATTCGGTTCCAACATAGGTCCGGGGTTTCTATCTCCCTTGACATTCTCTCCGAGTCTTCTTAATACGGGGACAAATGGGTGGATTAGCACAACGGGTCGGTTCTATTCTCCTACCACAACCACCTACACCGTGGTGGTGACTCTGTTTGGGGCTACCACGGCGGGTGGTAATGTGTTCTTTGAACGCAAAACGATTGGCAATACTCTTATTGAAACTAAATTGGCGGGTTATTCTCTGACTGCGATTTCTCCCACCTTCCGACAATATACTACGATTCTCACTATGAATACGGGTGATTACTTTCAAGTCTATGTAGATGACTCCCCCACTCTATTGTATTCCGCCCCCACCCAATTTACCTTTCTCCAAGTCCGAGAGGTGTAATTCCTCGGGGAAAAAGACCGCATTCTTCTCCAAGTGTGGCGTATCGGCATCTTCTCGGCTAAAGATGTGAATGGCGTGAAGACCATTGGTGTCCTCTGGGCGACTAATCGCATCATACTTCGCATCTGAAAATCTCAATTTAAAATCCTCTATGATGTTCGGTGGGACAAGGGGGCTAATCTCAGACAAACGGTCATATTCCGTCTTGACATATTTCAATAGGTCATTCGGTGTCATTCGTTCATTCCTCGGCAACGACATCTCTATCGTTAAGAACCGATACAACTTCGCATAGTTCAACGAAGAGATGCGATGTCCTTCTGCCCTACGACTCCACGAGAAGTAAGAGCCTATCGTAGTGAGTATGGCAGTCAGTAGAGCCACCACACCCACTCCCACGGGGGCATAGGGGCTTCCTCCAAAGAGAGATTCTGACCCCACACTGACGGCACCATTGAGTGTCCCTAAGATGATGGCGGGAAGGTCTATCCATACATTGCGGGCACTATACATCTCCTCGGCTTTCCTATGAATCCAAGAGAGGCAATGGGCTTTCTCTCCCGTCTCTGCGAAGTATTCTTCTAATCGCTTGTTCCACGTGATGGTTGTCGTAATCTGGTCACTCATCTACTTACACCAGATAATTTGGGGGCAAATCAATGAGAGCGTTGGGGTCTGCCCGTAGGGTAGAGGCGAGCCACGAGAGGTCGTCTACTTCTTCTTTGGCTGCTAATGGAAAGGCTCGTCGGTAGTCTGCCCGTGCCCGTTCTAACACGGAAAGGATAGTAGGTCCATCAAAGTAACGCCCCAAGAGAGAGTAGAAGTCGTCACTCTTCAGTTGAGGAGGATACGACCTCTCACGCACCAATTGCTCTATCCAGTGTTCCAACCAGTAGCACCCCGCCTCGTCTACGTTCTTCACAAGCACCACACGCTTCACAGAGGCTTTAGAAAGGACGGGACGGGATTTTTTAAAAAGCAACGCTTGTTCCTTGGCTTTCTCTTTTGCTTCGTCCTTCTTCATCTACCATAGCAGAAAGATTATTAATGAGGGATTTAGGTGGATTGGTTGGTAAGAGAGGAGGAATCAGAGGGGAGAAAAACGGGGGGAAGGGGTTTGGGGGACCACATTTTCCTATGGCATCGGTCCTATAGGAAAATGTGAGCCCCAAATCCCAAAACCCCCCAAACCCCGTTTTTTTGTGAAACCCCGTTCTGAAACGATAAACCCCGTCTACCCATCAACCGGCAAAGATAGTCGGACCTTACTTGGAGATTGAAATTTGAAAAGTGCGTTTTCTTTAGGAAACAGAACATCTTGGATATTAATAACTACGGTGGTGTCAATGGAACGAACGATACGCACGCTAATAGAAACATTGAATGACCCGAATGTATTGGAGAACGACAGACTTCGTGAGGCGATTTCAGTCGTGATACAAGAACTTCATAAGATGGTGGAGGAGAAACGAAAGAACCAAATCATCTATCCAGAAGAGAAGTGTCCGTGTGGGGAATGCCCTTAGGCTTGGTGGAGAATCTCGGCGTTCTTCTGGCTCACCATCATCGTAGGGAACCCTTTGATGAAGCAGAGCCATCGGCTGCCAAACTTGCGATAGCGCTTCAAGTCATCTTCATCAATGCCAATCTGGTTCTTGAGGAGATAACGGAGGGCGTGAAAAGACGTGCTCTGGGGATAGACGACCAAGTGGGTTGCTTCGGTGAGAAGCAGACGGGTCTTTTTATAGTTCGTAAGGAAGTGGGACAAGCAGAGCATTGTAGTGTTTGTGTGGCGACCCATAATCGCAATGTCATCAATCAACTTATGGATTACTTTATCGGCATCACCCGTTAACGTATCGTAGTCGTCCATTATGAGCATACAGTCCTTGAACTCCTCCAAATCGGGATAGTCATCTACGAATGACTGAATGTTGAGACGTTTCAAGAACTTGAGAGCGTCAAGGGTAGCGTCCTCTTCCAACTTGCTGACGAGATACACTTCTCGGTCGGGAAACAACTTCTTATAATAAGAAGCGAGAGATTTTGCGATGTAACTCTTGCCGCTACCGCTCTGACCGGCGATATACCACACTTCACGCTTCTTGGGGTCGGGCGTAGGGAGCAGTTCAAACTGCCCCTCGTCGTCCAGTTCAATGGTCGTATCGTTGGCGGAATCACGATACATCTTCTCGTAGATAGACGCAAGAGGCTCCTCCTCTTTCATATCGTCGGGACTCGTCCCTTTGGCAAGGGCATCTTCCAGCCGGACAAACGCACGGGTGCGTTCGGCGGGTTTGAAGCCGGTCATTTCCTTGGCATATTTGGTTCGGTCAATGACTCGTTTGGGCTTCTTGGAACTGCCGGGCTCATCGTTAAGGTAAAGGATATCGCCATCGTTATCACCGCCCTTCACTCGGGCAATGGGACGAGCCTTCTCTCCGTGTTTGGTAAAGGACAAAGTCGGAGGCATCTATCAATGCCCACGATTTTTTTTTACAGAAAATGAGAAAAGTATCATCGGGGAGGGGTGGATTACCACATTTCTACCATACCCATCAACCCGAATGGAATACTTTTCTATTGGGGGTGCCGATAATAATATGTGCCCGGAATAGATGTCATCGTGGAAGGAATGGTTGCGTTCGTGGCTACCGCCCTACTGGACTGGACCACAATTAGACCCATTGCCCGTCTATGAAGAAGTCCCCAAGCATACGGGGCGTTATACACTCAAGCCCGACCGGATTCTATCGTGGTATTATGGGGAACGGGTGAAGGCGGGTCTTCCAAAGTTTCCGGAAGGGAGTCCAGATGCGTAAGGAATCCCGCCTTGTCCAGTTGGAGTTGATTGATGTGGCGTTGGATACGGCACTCTTGCCGACCGAACTCTTCTACGCAGTCCATCATCAACCGCTTCAATGAACTGAGGCGGTCCAAGTAGATGACACGTAGGTCGGAGTGTGCTTGGAGGGTCTTGGGACTGTAAGGGAGTATATCAATGGAGTGCTTGATGGTATGGAGGGCGTCTACCTTCCTATTGATGAGGTCAATACTGTTCATCTATTGGGGAGAAACATTTTGTGTCTTCTCCCGGATTCGTAAAAATTGACGACCGATAAATCTAACAGATAGGTATAACAAAGATGACAAAGGGCGCCGCTTACAAAGCATATTACGAGGCAAACAAGGAGCGCATTCTGACGGCGAATAAGGAGCGTGCGAAGGAGAAGCGTCTTCAATTGCGAGAGGCTTCGGAAGAGGAGAAGGAAAAAGCCCGTGAGAAGCAACGGGCAAAGATAGAGCGCCTACGGCGGACGAACTATACGGCGGCATTGGAGGAACTTGCTACCCTACACAAAGATAATGAATTCGGAAGCATTTTCAAGACGCTTACGAAAACACCGTTGGGGAACCTTACTCCCTCAATGTTTGAATGGCTCTGTCAAATCCCGACTGCGTCCGCCAACCGATAATAATCTCCGGCAGTAGAATAGTATGCCAGAACCCGAGAAAGTCGTGGAAGTTCCAAAAGAGAAAAAGAAGCCCGGTCGTAAGAAGAAAGTTATTCCGACGATACAGTTTGAGAAGAAGGAGGTGATTCTTCTTTTTGATTAGCCAACACATAGTCCCGTTGTTGCGAGGTGCTATGACCCATCGCCACCGAATCCTTCTTCATTTCCTCCAAAGTGTCCTTGTATTTATCCGTCAAGAAGATATGACGCAACATTGAACTACCCACCTTCTTATCAAATACCTTGTTGAGAAGACGAGTAATTGCGTTGACCGCCGTCATCGGCGTCCCGTCCGCCGACACGAGCAACTTGATGGGGTCATTTTTGCGCTTGACTTCTCCCTTCCACAGTGGGTGGTGTTTGAAGAACAACTGAAGGACTTCCCAGAGAGGGTCTGGAATCTCTTGTGTCTGTGCGCCCCACTTTTTCGCAGTCTTGTATTTGTTGTAGATGAATCGCTTCCCCGCAATGTCCAGATAGTTCTTGTCGGTGGGCATCTTCTCATTCCACTTCTTGACGATATACATATCCAGATAGTCTTGGTTGCGTCGGGGTTGGACTTCGGTGTAGAGAGCCAGCACCACGAACTGAAGGAGTTTGTCGTATTCGTTGGCGTCTACGGAACGTTTATTGGGGGCAACGAGACCGCCACGCAACTCTGCCTTGCGAGACTCAATGTCGTCCCACGAAAGCCAGTTCTCGGTCTGCTTGTTGCTCTTCACCTTCTCCTTCTCTTCTACCCGCTTCTCCTCTACACGCTCTGTCATCTTGTCTTGGAAGTGTTGAAAGGGCTTTTTGTAGCCCGCCTTGTCCTTATACATAGAGAGCACACTGGTTACTGTGGCAAGCAGTGCTCGTTGAGTGGATTCAGCATACTCCGCAATGATACGCTCTACCTCATCTATCTTCTTCAGAAAGGAAAGGTTCTTGAAGGGCTTCTTCCCGTTCAGTGCGTAGAGGCTTTTGATGTAAGCGTGTGCGGTGTTCTCGGCAACCTTACGCTTCGTGCGCAACTCCTTTTCAAGGTTCAACATAAACTCGGTGGTCTCCATTCTATCTTTACCGGAGGAAAATAAACTTGGAAAGAAACGCATTGATTTCGGGAAAACCGGGGGGAAGGGGTTTGGGGGACCACATTTCTCTATGGAGATGGTCCTATAGGAAAATGTGGCGCCCAAACCCCAAAACCCCCCAAACCCCGTTTTTAGACTTTCGGATTGTAAGTATTAATGTTCTCTCTTGTGATGGGTTTGATAGATACCACTTCCTTCATCTTCTCTCGTAGTTCGGCGAAGGGTGCGAATGCCAACTGATACAATTCTTTTCTCTTGGGGTCGTTCTGAGAAGCATCATAGCCCATTTTGCGTTTGATGCGCTCGTTGACGGTTTTTCGTAACTCCACATTATCTTCGTCCAGTGCGGTCATCAGTTTATCAAACTGTTTGTCCAGTTTCTTTGTTAACGGGTGGTTATCATACTGAGAGCGTGGAATCAACTCCCTCGCTTGTTTTCTCATTAACATTAACTTCGCCAACTTCTCTTCATTCGCACGACGCTTTTCTACTTCGGGGCGTGAGATAATGTCTCTTACTTCTGGAGCAATTCTATAGTCAACAATGGCGTCTTCGGCGGGCTCTTCCTTCTCGTCGTCTACAACCACTTCCTCTGCTTCCTCCACGGGCTCTTCACGTTGCTTCTGCTTTTCACGGCGAGCCTTTCGTTTCTGAGATTCGGGGAGGAGAGGTTTCTCACCTTCTGCCC